TTATGCACCAGGCACTGTGTTGACATTTGGTGGTATAAAAGAAGTCACATTTGCATCAGCATCTAGCGATACTCGAGTGGCTGGTGTGGTATCTACTAATCCAGCTCATGTGATGAATGCAGGATTGGATGCTGAACATGTGGCAGTATTAGCTCTAACAGGTCGTGCGCCAACATCAGTTGTGGGCACAGTGCGCAAAGGCGACATGATGGTGTCTGCAGGTAATGGTGCAGCTCAAGCATGTTCTACACCTAGCATGGGTACTGTGATTGGTAAAGCTCTTGAAAACTTTGACGGTGAGTCAGGCGTGATTGAGATTGTTGTTGGTAGATTATAAACTGGCCAACTCTGTGTGTTCCACAGAAGCCAGTTTTTGTTGAACAGCGTCAATGTTCACAGTGTTCCACAATCCTGGATGCATGGGCTTGGGCCATACACCAGCTTGAATCCATGCATGTCCAATGTGCTCGTCGTTGAGCACTGGCACAAATTCCGTATCCAAAACACAAACCCAAGTGTGATATTCAAACACACCATCTGCTGATGTAAACTTTTCTAGCGGTACAAGTCTGTGATATTCTGGGAAGTGTCCCAGTTCCTCAATACATTCTCTTTCCATGCCACCTAGAAGAGTCTCGCCAGATTCAACTTTGCCTCCGGGAAGGCCCCATGTCTCTGGATGTTTAGCGTCATTGCGCAACAAATACAGGTAACGGCCTGTACTCCGGGATAAAAACCAAACGCCTACAGCCTTTACAGTACCAAACTCCAAGCTCCGGGTGGGTACACTCCTTGATAGCTTTTTATCCATTGTTCGCCAGTCCATTCATATTGTGTACCAGTAGTTATGTTGGTAACATACTGAGTGGCAGTTTCGTCAGCGGCCACAAATACCACACGCCAACGAGAGCCATTCCACTCAATGATATCATTAGCCATAGCAATTAACGGTTGGCCGCCGGTGCCATCCCAGGCATTGGGATTGTCTGTGTTGTCCCAGTTGCCTGTATTTTCTGTCAGCAGGTATCTAACGCCCACAACAGGTGCAGGCAATCCAGCACCAGGACCACTTGCAAGTGGATTGATAATGGCATCAATGGGTGCTAGTGTGTTTTGTGGTGCAGTGTCTGGATCAGGTGTGAATATAACCAATCTATCATCGTCAGGATTAATCACAATAGTACCAACAATTGGGTTAGCAGTGTCAGGCGCCGCAATAGGTGGGCGATTCAATCTAATTTGACTGATACCCGGACGCAACACACCATAAGCTGAAATCACAGCAGGCCACAGCAGTGGTGAGTCTGCCACAATAGCAGTAGGATCCAAATCTTCATACCCGCCATTGGGCACAATTGTGGGATTGTACAACACTTGAATTTGATTGTCAATCACAACCAATTTGTAGTTCCATGGTGTAAACATCTGTCGTGTGCCTAGCAACAGATCGTTGTTGGTGATAGCATCAATGGCATCACCTTGTGCGTCAAAGATACCGGCAATGATACGTTCCACCACACCCAGTTTCTTGATCTTGGCTGGTGATGATATCCATATGGGCATGGAGAATTTGATGCTGGCAATGTCAATGGGATTTTCTGCACCTTGTGGAATTGCCCTTGAGCTCCATGTCAACTGATCCAAATACATCACACTCAAACTTGACCAGTCAATGTAGTTGTCAGTACTTTGCAGTTCTAATGAAGGATTGAACAGTGTTAAAATTTGCTCAAGTAGTTGCAGTTTCTGATTGGTGTTTGATGTCCAAATATCTAATGTAATATTCAGCTTGTACGGCACAGGCATCAAGCGTTCAATGGTGAATGCGTTTCCTTGTGTGGTCTCATATGTATCTGTAGCAGTATCGTATGTGCGCTGGCGTACACTAAATCTATCCACAAAGGTGGGATCTTGTATGCGTGGTCTATCGTATTCAAGATTGTTGATGTAAAAAGTCATTAGCGGAGTTGATGGCAAGGCACTGGCAGAGTTTTCTTGAATGATAGTCTGTGCATTGCGACTGGAATCACCATACCGCACAGGCACACGCAACAAAGTAGCATTGTTTACACCATCAGTTTCGTTGCCGTACTCAATTTGGAATCCTGAAAAGATTCTGGTAAATTGCAGTAGGAACCTGCGTATTTGTGCGTCATAAAAAAATTGTTGCATGTTTATCTTGAAAAAGGTGGTGGCGGGTTGGGTGGCAAGAAGCCGCCTTGATCGCCATTGTCTGCTTTGGGTTTGAGAGCTTGACTCAAACTCTGACGCTGTGGTATAGCACCCAAGTCAGTGGTATTGGTAGTGTATGTATTGTTCACAAAGCCCGAGCGTTGAGTTTGATTGACAGGTCCATTGTCTAAATTGGTGCGTACTTTTTCTTCAATCTTGATCCACATGCGACCATTGTATCGGAACAGTCTGTTGGGCTTGTAATCCAATCGCAAGCAGTAGTCTCCGGCCACAGGATTTGGAGGAAAACTCACACCTGGAGTAACTGGCAGGCCGTTTGGTGCTTTGCCATCACCAGTGAGATAGCCTGCGGTATACCCATCTGCTCGTGGAGTGACATTCATTCCGCCTTGTGTGCCATCAACTGTGGTGCCACCCATGGTATACAAACTGGTTGGGTTGGCAGGCTGACCATCTTCTGTTGTGGCCACAACATAAAACTTTTCAACGTCATATCCACTTAGTGGCACTTCCACATTGGCCTGAGCAAGAATGTCGTCATTGATCTGTTGATCTTTGGGTCTGGTACTCTGCATGTCAGAAATTGTGGGCGGAGTATACGGAGCCCAATATTCAGTGTTGGTAATGTCTGTGCCAGCAGGTGTATTTTTGATAGCACGATAATAAACATCACCATAATTTACAATGCTGCCACCAGGATAGAAATCACCCGGATCCCAAATGTATTCGGCCACAAAAGGCTTGTCCAATATGCTGTTGTATTCTTGTGCATTGGTCAGTGGCGTGGCTTTTACCCGCCACAAGTGCGGCAACCAAGTTTGGCTAAAGCCTTCTGATGCAAAGTTAGCATCCTGGATCACATAGTATCTGGGCAAGGCCAAGGGCAAGGCTGCATTTAATGGATTGTAATCTTTCAAATTTGGCACTTCGATCACGTCGCCGTTCATGAGTTTGCGACCAAATGTGTCAATCATGTCGTTGTAGTGGAATGTTATGAACAAAGTGTCAGAGTTTAAAAACAATCCAAACTGAGTCAAGTCAAAGTCCACATCCTGCACACGATACACACCGCGCATGACGTAGATGTCTGGATCATATATTCTGTCTCTATTTTCCAGCAACAGCAAGTCTTGGATGTTTAGCGGGCTTTGTGTGTCGTAAATGGGCTGTGTGACATCATAGTTGCCCGACAGCGCAGAATCTTGCCCACCTGTTTGTGGGCCCAGATATTTGTGGATGAAAATGTCGAGGCCACCTACCGTGTACATCTCACTAATAGTGCGATCCAAAAATTGGTAGTCTCTTGTGCGATTTGGGCGGTATAAACTTAGACGTGGCATAGTGTATATTTATGGGCAGGTTGACCAATAATTTCCAACCTGTTATACTTTGGGCATGAAAGTAGTTAAATTAAACAACAGATTCCGCCAATACAAACAGCACGGGCATGTGATTGCTGTGCGATGTGATAGTTGGCTGGGGGAAGGCACGTCTTTTGAACAAATATGCAAGGCCAAACTGGGAGGCCGAGGCTACATGCCCGACAACGACTGGCATGCTTACTTTGGCAAAAACAACGGCCGCGCCAACCGCCCATTCTGGGTCTCCTTCCGCAGGGAATCAGATCTTACTTTAGTACTACTTTCTGCCCAGTTGACCAAATAATTAAAATCTGCTATAATACACACTTGTTCACTACAGGAGTCTGTATGCAAAAGGCAGCAAAATTTGTTGCAAAGTATTCTACTGCCAACAAGTCCAAAGCAGTGGTTCCTTATGATCGTATACAAGCCACAGAAAAATGGGTGGAATACAGCCTGGACATTGTGGACATGAATCGTATTTTGATGCAGTCAGACTTTGACACCAAATGGCGTCTAATGGAAGCCCTGGACGTTGCAGAGCGCAAGAGAAAATACATGTATAACCACAAAAACTTTAAACTCAAACGTGCTACGGAATTGTTTGAACTCTGCAAAGATTTGGCTGTAAAATAAGTAAGGACACACATGAGCACCACATTCAAAATTAAACTGCTAAACCCCCGCAGTTCTGACACCAACATCTTGGGCATGGAGCCAACTTGGCAAGTCCAGCCCACAGAGTATCGTGCCAGCCGACTGAGCAAGGCGTTCTCTTGGTATAACTATTTCTACGGCAAGAAAGATGCCCGGGACATGATTGTGAACTACTTGGAAGCACATGATCGTAAGGCCGATGTGCGCCTGCTTAAAGGCATTCCAGATTCGGCAATTCGACTGACCACAGGCTGGCTGTGCCGCATGAGTATGGTAGGACTGGAACTGCATGACGCAGAACAACTCAAATTGCAAAATCAATTGCGAGAAATCTTAGACAGCAAGCAAAACGAAGTGACAGAAGTCACAGAAGAGCCTGCTGTGGCCAAACCCAACATCCAGGACCGCCTGCGCGAAAAAGCGTCAGAGTGCAACGGCGAACTGGACGGCATGTTTGACGAGTTCATGTTGAGCGGTGCCAAACTGACTGCAGACTT